TGTCTTCTCCATCTGGTGAAGCACTTAATGCTAATTGACCAAGTGAAATATTATTATTACCAGTAGTCAAAGCATCACCAGAAGTTAATCCTACTCCAATGTTGTTAGAACCAGCAGTCATTGCAGTTAATGCTGACTCTCCGATTCCGATATTTCCTTCTGCTTGACCTGAACCACCACAAGCAAGTGCTCCTGCACCAAGTGCTAGTTCACCGATAGCAATATTAAGACAACCAGTAGTAGCAACACCCATTGCATTTGTTCCAATTGCTACGTTACATAAACCAGTAGTGAGAGCATCGCCCGATGTAGTACCTAGAATAACATTAGCAATTCCAGCTGTAAGAGCTGACCCTGCTGAAATACCAATACCTATATTGCCATTTCCAGTTGTTACACCAGTTCCCATTGCTAGTTCACCGATTGCAACAGAACTGTCTGCGGTAGTAGCAGCACCCATTGCATTTAATCCTATTGCTACGTTTTTTGTGCCAGTAGTCAAAGCATCTGCTACAGTTGTTCCTATTCCTACATTTGAAAGTCCAGAAACATCACCAGCACCTAATGCAGAACGACCAATTGCGATGTTATCATCTGCAACTCCATCCGAGACAGCAAATGCTGAACGTCCGATAGCGATATTGTCAGCACCGTCAGGAGTAGCACTTGCTGCTAATCTTCCTATTGCGATGTTATCTGTTCCTGCAAGTAAGGCGTCTCCCGCGGTCAATCCCATTGCGATATTGTTTGCACCAGAAGTAACAGCGACCAGTGCTGAAATACCAAGACCGATATTACCAGATCCAGTTGTAACACCAGTTCCTATTGCTAATCTTCCTATTGCAATATTATCATCACCAGTTGTGGCAGCACCTAATGAGTTCAACCCAGCTGCTATATTACAAGTTCCACCCGCTTGAAGTGCATCTCCAGAAGTGAAATCGAGTAATATATTCCCATTGGTGGGAATCGACCGTAAGTTTGCGAGTTCTCTAGCTTGTGACATAGTTATGACCTTCTAATAAATTTCTGATTACAGATATAATTCTATTCTTTTATATTTATAACCAAACAAAGTTAGACGACTATTTTATCAAGTCCAACTTTCTTCTTTTCTTCTTTGAAATTATCCCAGCTCATCGTGCCAGTTGACTTTCTTCTTACTTTTCCGTCTTTTTCTTTTGGTTCTGTGTGTAGTTCTGCTTGTGCTTCTTCTTCCAAATCATACAACTTCATCTTTGCTCTATCAATTCCAATCACAAAGTTTCTGTTTTTGACAGGATCATTGTATCTATTCTTGAGTTGTTTTACCTTGATTTGGTTGTGTTCTTCCAGTTCTTCTGTAGATATTAGAGCAAACATAAAGTCTGCAGTTGCTGGTAAACCAAAACTCTCGCTGGTATCTTCCAGACCAACATCAGAACTCATAAACCCTGTTCTATTCAGTTGAGTAGCAGATACAATAGGTAAATTACATTCTACAGCAAGACCTCTCAATTCTTCAGCTATTGCTTTAACAACGAAATACGAACCAGCAGATATGTTATTCTTGTATCGTGTAGAAGTACAAAGGTTTAGGTAATCCATGAATATAATGTCTGGAAAAAATCCCTTCTTAATCTTCAGTTCGTTTATCAGAGCACGAAAGTTGTTTGTCGATGCAGTTGCTGTAGGATATTCTTTTACAATCAGTCTTCCCTTGATTTTATCCTTCAACTTATCCATTTTTTTAATGTAAGTAGTCTTGGGCATATTCTTGAGAGAATCCAAAGGAACATTCATAAGATTAGCATCAATCCTCTCAGCAATTCTTTCCTCCGCCATCTCTAATGTGATATAAAGAACATTTTGATTTTCAGTAAGACAACCTGCAGCCATGTGACACATGAAGAGAGATTTACCAACTCCTGTTCCAGCAAGTGCGATGTTCAGAGTTTTTCTTGGTAATCCTCCTCCTGTGATTTTGTTGAAGTATTCCAAGTCGAAAGGAATTTTCTCTTCTTTTCTGTTATAAAACTCAAACCTCTCCATAGAATTGTCGAGATAATCGTGCCCGATATGAGTATCAAAAGTAACAGATAAAGCATCGGATAGGATAGTAGGGATAGCATCCTTAGAAATTTCAGATTTGCTTGACTCATCGAATATTCCTATAGAATCTGTGATTGCATTGTAGAGTGCTTTGTCCTGACAAAACTTTTCACTTCTTTCAAGTAACCATGGCAAATCTTCTCTATTTTCTTTTTGGTGAGTTGTTTCGGCTTCGTTCAACAATTCTGTAGTAGAACCAAATTGTTCTTCTGTCAAATCATTTCTATCACTCAATTCAATGATGAGAGCTTCTTTGCTAGGTAGGTTAGAGAACTTGTCAAAGTATTTATAGATTTCATTGAATATTGTTTTATCAGTATAGACAGAGAAATATTCATCCTTTATAAAAGGTAAAGTTTTTCTAGCAAACTCTTCGTTGTATAGTAGGTTTCTTAGTATTGTATTTTCGATTCGTTCCATGTGTCAATTCAAAACTGGTTTGTTAAAATCATATTTTCTATTCTTTCCATCTTCACTTTCTTGTTTTTGTATTTCTAACTCTTCATTGATGACATGAATGTAAATCTGACCAAGCAGATACTCAAAGTCTTCTCCCTCTAGGTCAGAAACTTCTTCATCCATCTCAGGCGGAATACCAATCATGTCATATTCATACCTGAGTTTTCGTGTTCCATCTTCGTTGTCTTTATCAGCAAATTGAAACTTTCCATATGCTACAACAACTCCCTTGAACGGTCCTTTCTCAACCATGACACAAGCTCTGTCTTTTCCTTCGGGGTCTTCTTTGATACTATAATGACTCTTTATCTCCGCTTGTGTCATCTCCTTCTGTATTTTCTCCGATTTCATCATCTTCTGTTCTTCCATAGGTATACTCTACTTTCGTGTAATTATCAATTTGATTCAATATATCTTCTGTAAAATATTTTTGTGGATTTTTGAGAATTTGTTTTGCAAATAGTTTTGTACCATCGGGAAGTTCAATTCTCGTAGATACTTTCTTGAATATTCCGGCAGCTTCTGCAAGTTCCACTAATCCATAATACTTACTCAATCCTTTACTATACGTCAGAAGAACATCAACCATTTTATTCTCTTTAGTCAATCGTGATTTGTTCATCTTACAATGAATAATATTTCCGATTACTTCTGTACCATCTTTCTCTTTTCTCTTTGACAAAAATACGATAGAAGAAGCAGCGTATTGCATAGCAGAACCACCACCCATAACCTTTACTGGATACAACGAACCAATCTGGTCATACACATGATTGGTGACAATAAACGGAACATTTACTTTAGCAAGCATCAATGTAAGAACACGAAAAGTTCCCTTGATTACTTGTGCCTTTGTCATATCTCGTTTCTGGTTGTCTTCTGATACGTCTTTCATCTCTTTGATTGTAGACAACATTCCCAAAGAATCCAGACATAACATCAATGGTGGTCTTTCCGATTCTTTAAGTTCTCCGTGTTTTTCTAAAATCTTAACCGCTTGATGTCGAAACTCTTCTACTGTTGCAACGGGCATATGAAATACTCTTGTCGTATCAATTCCACGATCTTTGAGCATATCACTTGTCAATGCTGATTCTGACTCAAAGTAAATACATCCCGCTGTAGGATTCATATCAAGAAAATGCTTGATGATTCCTAGTGTGAAGAATGTTTTACCAGTTGCTGACTCACCAGCAATTGCTGTAATCTTGTTTGCTGGTAATCCACCATAGATACTTCCTGACAATAGTGCATTAAACACATAAGAACCAGTATCAATGTATTGTGAAACTTCACCACCAAAAATACCATCATCAACTAACATACCGTATTCGTTTCCTGCTGCTTTAGCAAGGTCACTCATATAACTCATATTTTCCCTTTCAATTATTTTTAACCATACTTAATGATAACCATTTATTACGAAACAGTCAAGTTTTTAATAAATCTCTCAGTCTCAGTATATCCTCCAATGTATTCCTCATCGATGATAACTTGTGGCACAGTAGAAACTTTTTTACCAACGTCTACACTCATTTGTTTGAACAATTTCTTATCACCTGAGATATCAATTTTCTCAACTACTATACCCTTTTCCGTCAAATCTTTTATTACTCTATCACACCAAGTGCAAGTTGATGTACTGTATACTTTTGCAATCATTTTTTCCTTTATAATTTTTTAAGTTTCTTGAAAATATCCCACGTTAGGATCTTGAAATCTTCACTACCGTTTTCTTCTTCGTATTCGGCAACATTCTCCTTATCAATCACTTCTTTATCTGATAAATCAGGCATGACTGTGATTGTTCTTGTCGCCATTTTTCTCTCTTTACGATAATCCCTCAAAGAGATATTTGCAGCTATCACCAAGACAACTGCGAGAGGGTCAAAAACAAAGATGAGAAGAATAATAATCCAACGAACTGCCCGTTCAAGTTCACGTTCACTGACATCATCATATAACATAGAAGCAACATAACGAATTGGACCTACCTCAACCTCCGCAAGATTAATTTCCGTTTTCATACTAAACTTCTCATCTGTAAAATCGTCTATTTCTTTTTCTAGTGTTTCTATTTTTGTATTCAGAAGATTGGTTTCTTCTTCCATCTCTCCAATTTTTCGTAATCCTTTACTTACTGCACCAAGTTCAATGTATCTTTGAAGTGCGTCATCTATTGTATTCAACCTACCTTGATATCGGGTTATTTGAATATTCTTCTGCACTACCTTCAGTTCGATTCTT